CATCATATGCTGTAGAGTCAACAAAGAATGAAGCTGTTACTTTAATTACATAGTCAGTAAGATCATATTGCTTTAACCCAAGCGCATATAGTTCTTGGATGTCTGCACCCATTGTAATGGTTATTTTATCTGCGGATACAGCAATTCCTCCAGCCGTCATAACATCAGCCTGTGATACTATAAGCAGGTTCTCTGTGCTTAGTGTTACTGATGGGTTAGCCTCTGCGATAGGAACGCCTGCATTATCAAGAAAGCCTTGTATGTTTGCATCAATTGTTGCTGCTTTACCTACTTCAAAGTTAAAAGTAGCATCTCCAACTACTGTATTTGTAAGCGTGTATTTATTTCCGTCAATAAAAGCTACTACAGAGCCTTTTGCTGGGGTTTGGCTGTTTGTATATGTTACTGTTTCCTGCCCTAGAGTTGTTGTTACGATTGTTTCGTCAAACCCGCATATTTTCAATAATTCTCCATATTCAGGCGGTGTGTCAAGTGCTGTGCCTGCAGTATTTGACGATCTCATCATATGGTTAATTGACTGCGTTATTGTTACGTGTGCTGTATCTGCATAGCTGTCTGTAGTACCAAGCTTTGAGCTAACCCTATTATACTCAGTAATTACAGGGCTTGGGTTAACTACAAACTCGCCTGACATCTCAAGAAAGTTAGCAGGGTAAACTGGTAGTGTAGCACCTGATTTTAAAAACATTGAGGTGCGCTTTGTGCTTAAAAGTGCCATTTACTATCCTTTTATATTAAATATTATTATTATACACTTTTACTATCAAGCCCACTGACTCACGTCGAAAGTGCAAATAACCTCGTAGTACCCATTTAGCATATCACCATTTGTTCGGTCTTGTCCTAAACCTATGTGGATATCGCCTATCTCTATACCGCTTAATAGTGTTTTTATGCTGTCAGCCAACGTCAAAACATTCACAATATTCCTATCGTAGCAGAACACTTTATAGACACCTCCATACTCTACCCTTCCAACATTTGAACTTCCAAACCCATATGAATTATTTGAAGTAGGTACATAGGACAAAGATATAAACGAGTCCTGTGTTTTGTAGTCGTATGCTATGTTGTTTTTTATGATCTTATCAAGTCCATCATATTGGATTCCTGTATTTGTCCAGTTTGTTTTCATGTAAGTGTCTAATGCGACCTTAATATCCTTTGTCATACGCGAACATCCTTTAACATTCTTTCAAGTTTTTGGTTAAATTCTTTTAGCATTGGGTCACCACCATCTCTCCACTGTTCAGAACCGAACCACTTCCCTGCAACTAATCTTCTCCCGTCATAAAGTATGGAAGCATACTGCATACCGTTTGATATTATCCACTCGTTATCTGATATTTGGTCAAAAGTCCATGCACTTCTAAATGCACCTGTATCTACAGGGGATACCTTGATAAATTCTCTATATAAGTTAAGCACCTGCTCTGCAATGATTCTATCTGTTTTATCTTTCAGTAGCTTAAGTTCTTCAGATGGCAGCATTACGCCCTTCCTTGAACCGTATAGAAAATTACTGTGTCTTGCAGTATTTTAGGCTTAATGTTTACTATTTTATATTCTATTGAATTATAAGTAATTGTGTCTGAGTATTCTATTGTTTGTGCTGTATAAAATTTAAATACTACATCGTCTTTATGTATGTTTTCGTTTAGCTGTGTAATATCAAAAGTACCAATAATAGCCTTAGTTTGGATATTTGTTATACCGTCTGAGCATATCATAATATCTGAACACTGAAGCATAGTTGCACACTCAAGAAAGTTAATCCCATCTGATATTAGAGACCCTATATCTGGGTAGTATACACTATTTGTAACCTTGGAAACCGTGATGCTTGAACCGTATTCATTAAATGCCTGCTCAATGTCAATTATGGATAATTGCGCATCAGTCATATTATGCCCTTGAAAACTCGAATGAGTTTATTGATACAATAGAATAAGGTTTTAATAGCATCTCTACTATGTCAGGTAGTGCATTATTTTCTTTTGACCTACTAAAATACTCTGTTTTAACAACTCCAACAATATCTTTGACCTTAATATTTGATTTCCCGTCAGTATCTACCATATTAACACCTGCTGAAAAGTTAGCAAGATATGCAGTTGCCAACTGTAGAGCATCTTCAAGCGCATCTGGCAAGGTAATTCGCCCCGATATAATTAATGTTGACTGTCTTAACAGTATCTCCTTATCAGCGTCAAGAAGTGCATCCCATGTAGCATGTTGAGATGATGGGATGTTGTTCAATATAAGCGTTTCGGCATCCGCCAAAAGGCAAAATGTATCATATCCTGTATTTGGGTATATTGTCAGTGCCATTAACGCTCCTTTATGGTCTTAATAACGCCCTACTGATAGGACGCTATAAGATCACTCTTTTTGATTTCTTGTTTTATTTTCTTTATAAAGTGTGTGTTTTGATTTATCAAAATCATCTTTATTGATGATAATGAAACCTTGTTCATTTTCTGCAACTATTTTAACTGTTTCACAATTCATATTCACCACCTATAATAAGCCGAAGCTTATCCAAGTAGAAGCGCAGTATGTTCTGGCTTAATGTTTTTAACACCCCAAGCAAGTGAAATCTCATATCTAATCATTCTATGTCCTGGGTAGATTGCCACCTCAAATGTTAGACCTGTTCTTGGGTCTGTAATCGCCATTACATCTAGAGCCATATCGCCTTCTTGTGGTCTTTCTGGCATACGTGTTGCAAGGATGATTGCTGACCTATTAAATGCCATGTTTCTAGCCGCTGTTGCTACGACTGTAATCGCTGTAGCTGAAGCAGGGATAGCAACTTTAAGACCAGGTGCGGCGATTGTGATAGTATCTCCTGCTGCTGGGTTTGCACCTGCAAAAGAAACTGAAGTTACAACATATTTGTTTGTATCACCTGCGAATGTGATAATATCACCAGCAGCTACTACCCCTGTACCTGCCGTTGCAAGCGTGATAACTGTAGAGCCAATAGCATACCCTGTTGTATTGGTTGTTGCAGAAGCCATCGCCCCAGCTGTTTGAGTTTGCACAAAACCTGATTCTCTGATGTCCATACCTGACACAGTTTGGAATACGCCTTGTTTAAGGATTGAGGTATCACCTTGTACGTTATATGTACCCTGCTTACCGAGGAAGTTAGCCCCAGCTGTTGTATTAAGCACCAATTGGTTGCCACTGATAGGAGCTCCGTTATCTTTTAGGATTTTAAGTGCCTGTGTAGCATCTGTAAAATCACCTGCTGTTCCGAATGGTGTTGTTGTTGGAGTTCCGTAGGCTCTTGAGAATGTTTTTTGAAGCCCTGCAAGGTCTGACTCAACCTCATTTACAGCAGCCCTCATAGCCTGTAGCATTTGGTTTGCTCTTACTGGTAAGTAACCAACACCAGTATTAAGTTCGCCTTGTTCATTACCATTCCATGAAAATGGGAATGTTCTTGCTTTTGTGATTGATACATCAGTATACCCGATAGTTTGATCTGCTGCTGCTGGCAATGTCATTGTAGGTGAAATATCTTCTCCTGCTGAGTTTGCTGGAGCAATTGGAATTCTTACTGTTTGACCTTTAGATGCTCTATCTACTCTTGCATCCATTGTTACAGATGGAATAAGCCCTGTTAGTTCTCTTGATACGATATCAAGTGCTGCATATAAATCTGGGATAAGCCCTGTTAGTGTATTTGCCATGTTTTACCTTTCTAGTCTTTAATTGTTCCACCGTTCTTGATGAACTCTGATTTTTCAATCGGTGTTTTAGATTCAAAATTTGAGCGGCTTATTGTTTCCCTAGACTTATTATCGCCTTGTCTTGGAGAAGTACCGCTTCCGCTTGCCGTGTCAGGTTTAAATAACCCTGCATAGTTTGCATCTGATTTGATTTGCTCTATCTTGCTTTTTATTGTTAGCGGCTTGTTGTCGCTCCCATACACTGTAGAACCGTCTGCATTTTTATACACCACTTCACCATTATCAAAAACGGCTCCGTTTCTTACGATTCCTGCAACGATATTGTACATCTCTTCATTTGCTACGTTTGCACCAAGCCCCGCATTAAAGATAGCATTGTCTAATGCCATGTTTTGCAGTTTTGATTCATATTGACTCGTGATTGACTGCTTTTCGTCTGTTGCTTTTGCCAAAAGGTCTTTTAGATTTTTAATCTCAGCCATTGACATATCGTCAGACTTTCCATCTTTTAGAGTCTTGATAGCTTCTTTCAAAGTATCTTCGTTAACTGCGTCTACTCCAAGTACGCTCTTAACTAATGAATTTCCAGCTTTGTATTTATCCCTTGTTTCTGAAATATCAGCCACCTTTCTTTCGAGGGTATTAATAGTTTCCACGTTTTGTTTAACCGCTTCTTCTACTGCTGTAATTTCTTGCAACGCCTCAGTGTTGTCTCCGACTAACGCTTTTATTTTTTCAAACATTTAATACTCCGTATTTAAATTACTAAATTGTAGCACGGTTTTAAGATTGTATTGAACTCTCACCGTACATATCTAAAAACAGTTTTTGATCTTCTGCTGTCATTTGTGAAAATTCTTCTTTTGTCATTATAGGCATAGTTGTAAGTGCTGTTTCAATTTCTGACAATGATAAAGCAACACCTAATATATCAGGCAAACCTCCTATTTTATAACTTCCGTTTTTGTATGAATTGTATTTTTTACCTAATACTAACTTTTGGAATGAATCATCCTGCTTTGAGAACCATTTATAATACGGCTCATCTTGTACCTGCCCAAACATTGAAGCACGCTTATTTGATGTTGATGTGCTTGTTAATGGGACAAAAACAGATCTACAGTTGTAATGTACATTAATTTCTCCCTGTATTTCTTCAATAGGCTTATAGTATTTTCTTCCATCATGGTTTCTGCAATATTCTGACGTTCTACTATCTAGTGTTGCAACATATTCATAACCTTTAATAATTCCTTGGTCTTGTAAGGACTTGTATGAGTTATTCCGTGTTTTAGCTCTTGCTTCTGAAATAGTAGTAAAAACTGCTGTTTTAAGCTGTCCTCTTGATAGTGATGAGCTTTTATCTAAAATATTGCGGGCTATTGTCTTTGATGTTTCCCCCTTTACTACCCCTGAAGCAACAATTACCCTTAATTGTCTTGCATGGTTTTCTGACAGTGTTTTAAATATCTCTTCAACTGTCAACCCCTGTACCTCAAATGATTTTGATGTGATTAGGTCTAGTGTTGATTTTGGAACTTCGGTATAAAAGTTTCCAAGATTGCTTTTTGATACAACGTTTGCAATATTACCTATCTCAATAGATAATGATGGCAATGTGTCTGAATACGCACTATTTATCAGTGAATCAATGCTTTTTTTAATATCTGTTAATTTTCTCTTCGTCCATGTATCATCTGTAATTGACAGTATTTTTCTTTCTAGTTCTGCTTCAGCAAGCAATAAAGAATTTATAGTATCGCTATATGATTCAGATTTGAACAGCTCAAATAGTGTCTGCTCTCTAAATAGCTTATCAGAAGCTACAGACATTATTTTCCTTCATCTCTAAGTCTTGCTTTTTCAGCTTCACGTTCTTGGTCAGTCATAGGCTTGAAATATTCTCCATCCTCAAGTATTTTTATATACCTTTCCCAGCTTATAATACCGCTTGTATAGTCTAGTCTATAGCTGGCGATAAGATCAGGAGTTAGAATTGATGAGTCATAATCTTTGTTTACTGATACCGTATTAGTACCGTAAGTTGTGCCTTGCGTTTTATATTTGTTCATGTATTCTAGCGCAGTATTTAACCCATCTTCAAGCTCTTCTGCATAGTTTGTAGCCTTGCTTTCTCCAACAATTGACTCTTTAGATACCTGCAGGGCTGTTTTGTTTTGGATACCTGATGTGAAGTTTATAGCTATACGCTGCATCTGTTCTTCGTGGTACTTTATTCGTTTTTCTATGATGTCGTAATTTGAGCCTGTCATCTCAACCCATTTAATATCTGAGTCTTGACGAGAATCAAATTTTACGCCCTTATTTATAGACAGAGTTTTTGGAGCATTATCTCCAAGATTTCCGAATGCGGCAATGAATGGCGCTCCGCCTATGCGAACATATGTTGACAATTCGCTGTTTCTATTCATATGTGCGATATTAATCTTAGCCATTCCATAAAGTGAAGGGACATCATTATCTCCTATCTTAACAATAGGGATTCCTTTAAATCCTGTATTCATAGAATAAATCATTTTCTCTTTATCCCATACTTCAACTGTCCCGTCATTATTCCATACTTTAATACGTTCCTCGGTAGTTATAGCATATTCATTTTCTAAGTCAACGTACTCCCTGAAAACAATCTGTGTGTATTCACCAAATTTATTTAT